CCCATGCGACACGCCCGGCGCTCGGATAACCTTCCTCGCCTGGTCGGAATCCTTCGGCTTCCTTGTCTACTTCATGACGTCGAAAAAAGGAATACATCCGAAGGACAGTCGACTCGCTGAGTTTCTCGCCGTTCAGAATCTGGTTTGCTCTCGCCCATGCGATAGCGGTTCCGCCATCATGACCGGCATCGCGCCATTCAATGGCTTGACGTGCTTCGTCCTTCATTCCCTTATTCGGGAAAAACTTCAGTCCTGATTCGTCTTGAGGTTGTTCGGTTGCATATGCCTTCGCCGGAGACTGAACAGGAATGAGAAGTTCCTGACCATCCTTCTGCACTGGAACAGCTGTCGGATGATAATAACCTTCGTCATCGTCCGAAGGCGTGACACCAGCGACACGCTTTGCTGTGGCGAGGTCCACGATACCAGCCTTGTAAAGTCGCTCAGCACGCTCAGCGTCCTCGTTCAAGTCGGCCTGGAGTGATGGCACAGTGGACACATCAAACTCAAGATAATCGCCCGGTTGCGTTTCTTCGTAGTCAGGCAGGAGTGCGATGGTGAGTGCTTCTGCCATCTGACGCATAAGTGGAATCATTCCGTCGGTCCATGCCGAGCGTGTAGCCTGCTCGAGGTTGGAATAGGTCGCACGCTCGAGACCGCTGCCGAGCTGTAGGACGAGCGGATTTAAACCGAGAGCGGCACATACGCGCTCTTCTGGCTTCCGGCGAATCTCATCGAATGCCATCTCTGATGGTTTGTGGCTGACCTGCTCGACCTTGAATGGACCAGTCATAACCAGGACACTGCCGGCATTGTCTCCGGTGAAGTCCTGCTGGAGTTTTCGCTTTGTCTGACGTGCATCGTCTTCGGACAGGTCTTCGACTCCGCCCTTATAATCTGGTCCGACCATAATGGAAGGCATTCCGCCGTTTCGTACCATGCCGAACGCAGCTGATGCAGCGACGTTGTCGGTCGCAATCTCACGAAGCACGGACGTGATTGGAGAGCGTCCGAATCGTGAATCCTGCGGATCTCGACCGTATCGAATATGGATGAGGTCCTCGAGCGCGATGTCGTACGAAGTTCCATCAACCGTGTACTGATACTTGATGAGTGGATTCACCTTGTTTCCGACAGGACGCATCATGTCGGCGGCGAGGTATTGCAAACCAACGACACGACCAGACACGCGGACCTTTCGGAAGTAAGCATTTCCGAGAAGCTGGTAGTCGGGCAGAATCCACGACCAGACGAGCGAAGGTGGAACATTCGGTGTAGGTTGCGCCAGGAGTTGAAGTATAGGATGGTCTGTGACTGTCTCGACCTGTCCATCAGGCATCGGTCTGCGAACCGTTGGAACACCTTGACTCCAGTTTCTGATGTACCAGTCCATTCCAATCGCGACGATGCTGTTAAGCATCAGGTCGCCAGCCTGGTTCCGCCAGTTGAAACTCGAGCCTGGAAGGTTACGCGTCAGGAGACTCCAGAAGTCGCCATTCCCTGTCCCGGTGAAGTAGGACGTCTGTCGCTGAATCAGCGGCGGAGGCAGGAGTGCATTTGGTGCGGCAGTCGCTTTGCTGCGGAAACGGTCAAAGAGTCCCATGTGTCTATTGTGTTCCTATCATGTCCTAAACTGCACCCCAGCCACCGCCACGACCGACCAGCTCGTCGTATGCATCGGTGAGAGCGTCGACGATGTCGTCGTTCTTGCCGAGTGGAAACACTCGAAGCTCATCCAACAGTGTACGGTTCCAGTCGCCCGTGACCATGTACACGTTTCCACCAGCGACCTGTGACGCGAAAGGTTCAGCCCGAACATCCTTTGCACCAGTCACAGGCAAAATGTTCACCGCGCTTCCGTGAAGGAGTCTAAGCATGTGCATCGCTTGCGATTTACCTGCCTGCCCCGGGTCCTGTGGAAGGCGCACACGCACACCGCGTCCATCAAGTGCAGCTGTCTGTTTGATGAGTTTGTCTCGCTGATCTGTCTCGAACTGTCCTCGAACGACATCGAGAATCCAGATGCGACCATCAGCATCACGCCCCATCTTCACACCGACCGTAAAGTCTCCGCTCCCTGCTGTCGCTGCGAGGTCCCAGGCGCGTGACATCTTCTGACAGTTTGGTGTAGACGCTTCGATGGTGATGCGTTCAGTCCTGAAGAAACTTCCTTCGCGTGGTGTCGGCCGTTGCTGATACAGAGCACTCCACCCGTAGTCTCCAGAGTTCGCGACCATGACTTCCTTGATGCGTCCGAGTTCCTTCGTGTCGTATCGTTCAGGCCAGAGAGCTTCACCAGGCATTCGACCGATTTGGTCAGATTCTTCCGCGATTGCCGGCAGATTGAGCACCGTCCATCGATGCGGTTCACTCGAGATCGCACGGCTGGTGATGTCGTCGTGATGCCAGCGTGTCGAGACGATGATGAGAGCGCCCTTCGGTTCCAGGCGAGTGTAGAGGTCGTCCGTGTACCAGTCCCATGCTTTGTCGCGGAACAATGCGGATTCGGCATCCTCGCGACTTCGAATCGGGTCATCGATGATAATGCGTCTGAAGCCCACACCAGTTGGAGGAGAGCCAACACCACGCGCCATGAAGGTTCCACCTTCTGGCATTGACCATTCGTCCTGTGCGGTGTTGTCCTTCGAGAGTTTAGTCCTGGACGAAACAATCTGTCTCGACTTCCTGCTGAAGCGTCTCGCGATGCGCTCGTTGTAGGCAGTAACCAGCACGTTCGCGAACGGGTCTCGCTCGATGCAATAGGCGCCGTAGCGCACGGTTACTGTTTCGGTCTTACCGTGGCGTGGCGGCATGTGAATCGCGAGTCTGTCAATCTCACCGCGCTCGACTGCATCAAGGTGCGAAGCGATAGCGATGAGATGCCGAGCAGTGTACGACCATCCATTCGGGAGCGTGTCGCGAAGATAGTCGAGATAACAGACCGCAGTCTGTGCGCTAGTTACTGTCCGGAGGTTCGGCAGCTGCGGTGAGAAGTTGAACCGAGAAGTTCGCAATGCGCTCATGGAGAGCTGCAATTTGGGCAGCTGATTGGCCATTGATGTATCTCTCACTTTGCGCTGTTCGTGCTATCGCCTGTAGCGCCTTCAGGCTGTCCTCTAGGACGGATGTCAATAAGTCATCAAGAGACTTAGTCGGGAGAATCGTCGAGGTGATGTCGTGTCGACTACCTTCGACAGGTGCCTTCATTCGGTCACGAATCGAGATGATGGTCGTGCGTGGTAACCCACACGACCGTGCAATGACCGAAGGACTTTGACCAGCAATCAAAGCCGACTCAACCTGTGCGAGAATCTCTGGATCTGTTGTGTTACCCCGTGCCATGATTCTATTCTGCCTCTTCCTGGCGAACTCTGCGTCGATAGTGCATTTGTCCATGGCACAAGTAGCACAGGACCTGCACGTCTTCCATCTGTTCGCCACCTAGTCTGATATATGTCAGGTGATGGACATCGAGCTTGTATCCATCCTCCTGACGCTTGCCACACTGCTCACATGCACGACAGGACCGCTCGAGTGCTTTTGTCCGAATGTCCTGCCATCTCTGGCTTCGCATGTACTTGCGCCGATAGTCTCGCCATGTCTCATCGATGACCGCGCTGGAGGCGCCTATCGCCTTGAGGAGCAAGTAAGTGTTCGCCCATGGCTTCGCCATTATGGACGTTATGATTTTGTCTGTGTCCACTTGATTTCGTCCTTGACCGGATGAAACTCGCCCCACATCCAATCATCAGCGAGCATCCATTCCGGATACATCGTTATTCCCTGGATTGTCGTCGACTCACCATCAGCGTGCATAATGAACAATTCAAACAGGTCGCAATAACGGACATACACGGAGTGTTCCCAGGTTGCGCGTGTGATTGGCTTGCCATACATCAATGGCTCGATTACTTCTGCGAACTTCATTCGAATACCTCCCAATCGTCTCTCAAGAACAGAGAAGCATCTACCAAGTTTCCATATTCACAAGTTGACGGATTGCTATCTACTGAATAGCCTAACGTGCTTACCCATATAATCTGCCTATCCGGTTTGCCCATGAACATTCGCTCTTCTAGTACAACGTAATATCTTTCACTAGAATCTTCATATGGCTTTTGGAACTCAGGAATCGTTAGTTTTTTTCCATCCAGCAATGCCTGCAGTGCCTCTACTCCTGTCATTCCACTACCTCCCAATCATCTAGTAGAAACACATTAGGCGAAACGCCTATATAGTGATTACTACAATCCGTAGTGTTGATTAAATCTTTTTTGTCAATATTTACCCAAACAAACGATTTGTAAGGCCATTCGAATTCAGTTCCTTTAAGGTCTATGCGCGTAACAACACACATGAAAAAATTGGTCATATAGTGGCGATTAATGACCTTTTTCCCGTCCCGTAATGCTTGTAGTGCCTCAATACCTGTCATTCGACCACCGTCCAATCTCGCGCCAGGACATCAGTCCCAGAGAGAGTCGCGAATCCCTTTGAGATCCACTGTCCACTACCTGTGAGCTCATAACGCATGAGCGCACCTTCGACGAGTCTAAGTTTCCAGCGTGCACCATCGCGCTGCACAGCTGCACCAGCCCGTATGGAATCCATGATGGTGTCAAATGTCTTACGCGTATAACCGACGTTGACACCTTTTCCACAGATCATAAAATAATCGACGCGTAGTGATGGCTCAGTGGACAACCACTTATTGAAGCGTCGTGTGTCGATACCCTGCGACTGGACGGCCTCGCGACGGTCAATCCCTTGAACGACCATGTCTGCAATTTTGGCGACGATGTCTCTCTTTTGGTCAAGCGTGTGAACGATGTCCTTTGGTGTCGATTCGCCACCGTGACCTGCTTCGTTCAGCCACTTCGAAATGATGGCCCGTGGCATTCCGATTTGAGCTGCTGATTTGCTGATGCTGTTTCCTTCAGCCATCAATGCGATGACCTTCGCGAGCATCTCTGCCTTCTGTTCCTTTTTGTACATGATTTCCCCTCGTCCGGAAGTAAAACACCAGGCACATTCGGCGGGAATGTACCTGGTGCGACAGCGAGTGTGAAAGCGCAGAAGTTACTCGCTGGCGTCTTCACCGAATGGGTCTTCGATGTCGTCGGTCTTGATGGTTGGCTGTGCGATCTTCGTGAGTTTCTTCTTTGCACTCACTGGAGCGACCGACACGATGGCGTTCGTCATGTTGCCGCGTGTGTTGAGTTTTGAGTCGACCGTGACCATCCACTGTTTCGCGAGCAGGTCGTCAACGTCGAGCTGGTGAAACTCAGCCTGTGTCAGGCGGCGTCCGAGCATTCCATCCAGAAGCACCGTGAGTGCCTGGCGATCGTTGCCGTATCCCTGACGGGTGTACTTAAAGAAGCGGTAGGCGTTGCCGTTGCTGTCGCCATACTCAGTCGTTTCGAACGTGAACTTGAAGTTCGGGGTCATGACGTTCGGGTCATCGTACGAAGGACGGTCGACCGACTCGAGGTTTGCCAAACGGCAGACGTATGCACCTGCTGGTGCTGCTTCAAACTGTGAGCTGCCATCGCTGAACGATGCAGATGAAAAGAAACCCATATCTCGATACTCCTTTGGTCATAAGACCACTCTGTTGATGACAGTGCTGGATCAATCACCAATCCAGTAAGTTATTCCACCAGCACCGTCACGGTTGACATTACCAAACATCGAACCACTTGTCAAACAAACTGTCGATGCTGTTCCGTGGGCCAGCGTAAGCGCCCGGCCCGCAGGAACAGTTTCGACTTATACCCCTAAGCCAGCACGCGTCTAAACATGCTGGCAGGGGGGTTTCCAAAGGGGGGATTTTCCTGACCTGTTCCCGTTTTCTTATCCTTAAGGGCGGAACAGGTCGGGAACAGGTCGCGGGAACAGGTCAAACGCCTATAAAAGACCAGTCGGACGGTACAGTTTTGCATTCCGTGGACCCTTGTCAAACATCACGATTCGACTGGCTTCGAGGTCTGCTAGAGTGGCAGAAACGACCGACTTCCGACCGCCACATAACTCCGCGAGACGTGCCTGAGAAATACCAGGAGAGTCGCTGATCAGTTCAATGAGCTTCGCCCGAACTTCTTGTGTGATGGCTTCTGAACGCGCACCAGCGTCGAGCGTCCTGACCTTCGTTATGCCTTCCTCGTCGCGGATCTCAAACGTGACATCGATGGCGTCCTCGTCGCTGATTAGACGGCCCTTCGTGACGTACATCCGGTAGAGTCCGTTCGACTGTTTCTCGACCGAATACGCCATGTCAGCAGCTGCAACAATCTCCGCAGCGCCTCGCATGCCTTCATGCTTCACCGTTCCATCGGTGCCACCTTTGCGATTATGGTGTGCAATCAGCACGGTGATGCCGACGTCCAGGAGTTTCTTGAACGAGTCGTAGAGTCGACGCATCTGGGAGTTATCATTCTCATCAAGGCCATGCACGCGCACCAGGGAGTCAATCATGACCAGCCCGATGTCGTTTGCCTGACAGTGTTTCACGATGCGTTCGACATCGAGCACATTGTCGAATCTGATGCCGACTCGGTTCAGGTAGCCCATTCCTTCAGCCGAACGCATTCCGAGCTTCCTGAGGCGTTGTAGGACCTTCTGGACGCCCATCTCCTCATCAATGTACAAAACCTTCGTCGGCGGAATCTCAAACTCGTTCAGCCATTTGTCGCCGAAGACAGCTGCACGAATGAGATCGCACATCACCCAAGTTTTTCCACTGCCCGGAGGACTAGACAAATAATGCAGTCCACCCGTCGACAGGATGTTCGGAATCAGCCAGGACTGCGCTCCGAGTTTTGCTTCTTCTGTCTCCATCCGAGTCCAGTCCCAGACCTCCCATGGTGCGATGGTCTCACCGCCCGGCAGGTCATCCGGAACATTACCCTGCGCCCATTGAACCCAGAAGCGTCCAGTAGTCTCGAGGATGGTCTCATGCTCGAGTGCTGGTTCGCAGTAAGTGTCAGACCACCATGTGCTGAACACGTTCGCCTGGTCAATGGTGAAGCGCTTTGCCCGAAGGAATCCGAGCAGTGTGACCAAAGCATTGTTTCGTCCGCCGAATGGTCCGCCTGATGCTGGATGCGGTTGGAACAGTCTGTCCCAGTGATGCTCACCGTGAGCTACGACGCGAGCGTGCGTCGCCATGTCTCCGGCCACCATGAGCCGGAGATCGTCTAATGAAAGTTCTTCCATCTAATCCTCTATTCCGAAAAGTCCTGCGTGTCCAGCGCAGTGGTTACGAGTTTACGACACTCCTCGGCATGTGCAACCATCCCCATGACTCGCATCTGTTCGATGCCAACGATGGCATGATTGAAGCAATAAAGCAGGTAGTCGCCGTGCTTATACTTGCCCAGATTCCAATTGCCACGTTCGCGCTTTGGAAGGTCTCCCGCTTTGGCAGCGATAAGTAGACGCGACCACTCATCACCCCATGGATGTGTGGTTTGCGTCTCTTTGACGATTCTGGAGGCTTCTGGCGGATACTTTGCCAGTTCGACGAGTTTAGGGAGTTCTCGGTTTTTCCAATTTAGAGTTCCAGGAACTCGTAATATTCTTGACGGGTTCTTGCACTTGATGTCTGCAGCGGAACTGAGTGAGAGCATCCATCGTTCAAGCAGCTGGACGAACTCGCGTTGTTCTGCTGGCTTAGTCCCAATGCCAGCCACTTTGAGTCGTCTGTAGCAGTGGAGTCCTTTTCCAGAGCGTACCGCGACTGTAACTTTATCAAGCGTTGAAGTTTCATCCAGACCAGTAAGGTCATCGATGTCACACCAAAGTACACCAGCAGTATGGACATCATTGTCCCGTCCTCCTTTGCGCCAGCGTGGAAGCACGCCGACGTATACATCATTTCCTTCGTCACTCCACTGCACACACCCTTCGGCGATACCAGTCCAGTCGTCGACTGTCCGTGGCAGCTCGTAGAAACGCATTTGATTTCGTCCTTGATTCAGGCATCGAATCTCGACGAAGCCATCAGGATATGGCTCGAACAGCCATGACAAAAATGTCACGGCCTGTGATACACGATTCATTTTTACCCCTTACAATCCCTGCATGTCCAAGCAGGTTCCGACACATTACCGCAAACAACCGATTCAGCCAATCGAGATCATTGACGCCTATGGTCTTGACTTCAAGCGTGGCAATGCTCTCAAATACCTTCTCCGCGCTGGTTCAAAACTCGGCGAAGAAAAGTCCGATGACCTACAAAAAGCCATCTGGTACCTAGTCTGTGAACTCCACAGCATCGAGATGGCTGATGAAATCAATGAGCATCTGTCAGCTCATTCCGCTACTGATGCCTAGATAGCGACAGGTCGCATCGACTGCTTCCTCCCAGCCATAAGCAACTGCCCACAGGTAAGCATCACCAACAGACTCACGGAAGGCGATTTGTCCTGGCGTGAGTTTGTTTTTCCCTGCCTTCATCTCGATCCACATTCCGCAGTGCTGTCCCATCTGGACTGGAATGAAGATGTCCCAGACGCCAGACTTCAGTCCTTCCGACTTCAGCCGACTGGCAGTCGCTTTGCTTCTGTATCCACCGTTTGGAATGGCGAATATTGTGTCGAGGCGTGGATGTCGTCCACCCATTACTCGGCACCAGTTAAAGTACGCGATTTGATGTTCTGATTCTGTCATAGGTCAATCCCTTCCAAAGTCTCGAGAAGCACTCCTGCCTCCGGTAAGTGACGAAGTTTGTCGAGCGCTCTCGACTGAATCTGCCTGATGCGTTCGCGTGAATAACCAACCAGCAGACCGACGTCCTCCAGCGAGCGTCCTTCGACCAGCTCGTCGAATCCGAAGCGCAGCCGGATGCACGCCATCTCGCGGTCCGTTAGGTGATCCATCAGTTTGTACAGCTGCACGTACAGTGCATCTCGGTCCAGAGCATCACCTGGCGCAGGCGTTCCTGTAGCCACGTAATCGGAGAATGATTGACCGTAAATATTCGGTTCATCCAATGACTTGATGTCGACACGTTCCATCGAGATGATGTCGGACAGATACTGAACATCGAGCGTCTTGAGCTGATGGCGAAGATACTTTGGAAACTCATCGATGCGTGACTGTATCCAGTCGAGCAGTTCCGGCATCGATGGCGATTCGCCGTGTTTGAGAATATACGCCTGGCGCGAGATTCGGATGTGCGTAATCTTCGCGATGACGTGCGATGGCAGTCGGATCTCACGACCACGATTCTCGACTCCGCGACCGATTGCCTGGCGAATCCAGTTCGTGGCGTACGTGCTGAATCTGTAGCCCTTGTCCGGATCATAGCGCTGGATAGCGTGATGCAGGCCCATCATTCCATCCGACATCATGTCTTCGTGAGTGCAGCCACGACCCTTGAAGCGCTTCGCGATGATGGAGATCAGGCGCACGTTGTACGTCATCAGCTCTTCTGTCGCGCGCTTGATATCTCGCTCGGTACCGGTGTGCACCATGCGACCTAGAAAAAACTCCTCCTGTGGAAGGAGGAGGTCTTGACCACTGGCGAGTCTACTGGAGCGATACTGGCTCCATGTATCAATGCGCTTAGTCACGGGCTGACATCGCCTGATGTGCGCGGTGGTCTGCACTGTTCGGAGTGTTCCAGCTGTGAGCCATAGCACACGCCATCCACGTAAACATTACGACCAGGACGAATCCTCCAAGCGTCTGGATGCGTCGCTGTGTGCGCTGCCGGCGCTCACGCTTGAGCTGACGCTGTGAGCAGATCTCACAGATGCGATGACCACGACCATAAGGCACCGCGTTCGGGCGATTACATTCGATGCAGCTGAGTTTGATGTCCATTGAGTTTTTCCTGTTCCTTCTATTGTTGTTATTCGGGTAGTGTTTGTCCCATGCGTTTACACAGGATCCATTGAGCGACCTCGTATTCAGTCCGACCGATTGCATCAGCGATGCGCTTGATGGTCGACTGTCGTACAGCATGACCGCCGGAGAGCATCCGACAGACGGCTGATTTGTGGATGCCGAGCTTCTCAGCGATTTCCACTTGTGTATGTCCGTAAATCATGACGTCAATATTCCACACGTTGACACATTATGTCAACCCGTGCTAGGATGTTTGTGTGGTTGGACACCACATCGAGAGGATTAGGACAATGACAACAAACATCGAAACAAAAACAATGATGGAAACATGTTCTGATGTGATTCGGCAATACGAAGAACTCACACCGGGACTCATTGAAGTCATTTGCATGGAATGTTTGTGCATGTTGTCTGAACATTCTGATGAATACAGCCACATGTGGAAATGGATTGACAATGGCCTGATTGATTGGAACTACATGTTCAAAACAATCAACGGTTAGGACACGATTGAAGGGGAAAAACGTGAATCAGGAACGAATCGACCTGAAGTGGAAGTGTGGACACACTGACTTCATCATGATCGGATATTCGCAGGCTGACCTGCGTTACAAAATGTCAATGATGGCATCGACGCTTGACATCTGCGGCGCATGTCAGAGCAAACGAGCGATGGAGCATGAGTGGTACCTCATCGGTAAGATGCTCGAGCCGATGCCTGTCGTGCTGACCGGGAGCGAGAAACAGATCGCGTGGGCACGCTCCATTCGCACCACAAAGTACGAAGCACTTGCACATGTGCTGGACTGCCTTCGCCATGCATACGAGACGCGCCAGGACGAATGGCCAGCAATCACACAGGCAATCAAACCAGTAGTCAATGATGTGTCTATTTGGCGCTCATATTCACAAGCAGGAGCCATCATCGATAGGCGGAACATCAACTGGACGAGTGCGTTTCGAAACGCGCTTAGCCGGGCAGGATTATATTTGGGAGGATTAGGACAATGACAATGTCGGAGACAATCGGTGCAATCGCGCCGGCGCTTGTGAAGGCACAGGCGGAAATCAAACCAATCGTGAAGGATTCGACGAATCCAGCGTTTCGCAGTAAGTACACGTCGCTCGATGCCATCATGGAGGTCGTTCGACCAGTGATGGCGAAGCATGGCCTGTTCGTCGTGCAGTCGGTGCTGGACACCATCGATGGCGAGCACAGTACCAGCATCACTGTCGAGAGTCGCGTGATTCACAGCTCAGGCGAGTGGATCGCTGGAGTCGTCCAGGTTCCTGTGATGCAACAGACATCGCACGGATTCGGCAGTGCACTGTCGTATGGTCGACGCTACAGTCTCAGTGCACTTCTCAGCCTGGCATCTGACGAGGATGACGATGGCAATGGCGCGATAGGACAACAGCCACAGGCACGTCCACAACTCAAGCCGGGACCACCAGCTCAGAACACTGTTCGCAAACTAGCGCCTACACCGAAGCCGATTCCGGGATACCACAATGGCTCACACTTCGTCCTGGGCGAGGAGGAGCCGAACGCATGACATCTGAATGCTACTACTGCGGAGTGATGTTTTGTCACTCCGCGAAGAATGCTGGCGATCACATGCCAATACCTGAACGAAACGGCGGCACGGACATTGTTCCGTGCTGTTCCGCTTGTCATGACATGAAAGACCGGATTCCTTTATGGCAATGGCACGCAGCTGCTAATAAAGAAATTAGCGAACAATGGCCATTGTTTGGACGTTACACTCGATTGTTTTTGGCAAAATGTCTCTCTGTTATGAGTGATTTCAACATGCAAACCGAAGCTGAAAGACAAAAACAGAAGGTGAAACGATGACAGGACTTGAAGCACTGATTAGATTGAAGACGCGTTTCAAAGTTCGTCGTAAAGAATGGCAAGAAAAGCAATACGCTAAGGTCCACACAATTACCCGTAAGGATGGAGCAGAAGTCACAGGCATTATTATCTATGTGGATGTACCAAACGGTGGTATTTGTTCTCATGTTCCAGTCCGTTACGTAGAGGCAAGTGAGTTTCTCAAAGATGACTGGGAGGAAGTGAAATGACAAAGCTAATCTGGATCACGCCAGATGCTGAGAAGGTCATCGGATATTGTGCTCGAGTCTCGAATCCATCGAACCAGAACAATCCGGATGTCACGAGGTTATTAAGATACTGCGTCGGTCACGGACACTGGTCAATCTTTGAACAGGCGTCGATGTGCGTCGAGATAAAGACCACACGAGCGATTGCAGCTCAGATTCTGCGACATCGTTCATTCTCGTTCCAGGAGTTTTCCCAACGATACGCGACAGTAGTCGAGGACATAGAGGTCCCCGAGATGCGCCTCGCTGGCGCTCACAATCGGCAATCAAGCCTGCCACTACCGAAGGTGGAAGAACTGACCAAAGAACAGCAGGACGCGCTGTATTTGGTCGGTTCTGCCATCGAGTTCGCGACTGATGTTTATCGAGATCTGATGGCGAATGGAATCGCTGCGGAGACTGCTCGAATGGTCTTGCCGCTTTGCACTCCGACCACGATGTATATGTCAGGCACCATTCGTTCCTGGATACATTACGTGCAGCTGCGAACAGGCGCCGACACGCAGCTCGAGCATCGAAACATCGCACAGAGCATCCAGAACATCATGCTGGAACATCTGCCGATAACGATGGAAGCATTGTCATAGCACCATACTGGTGTGGAGGTGGTTTATATGGCACGAAAACCAGCAGTAGATAAAGAGATCGAGCGCGTACCGGAGAAGCCTGAAGGACTCCTGTGGTTACTCAAAGCAAGCGAGCACGAGATTCTGGAGCGTCTGCACCAGGATGGTGCAATCATCATGATTCACCCTGCGCTCGATGGCATCGTTTCCTATCGCATCGAAGAGAATCCAGCGCACACAGAAAAAGTGGTGCACGTCTGGCGTTAGATGTATAAATCATTTGCCACTGCCTCCCACAGTGGTAAACCAAATAAGTAACAACACCAACAGAAGACCACCGGGTCGCATAGCCCCTGCTTGCAGGACGAAGCCTATGAGTTCGGGTGGTCTTTTGGTTTGTCAGACTCAGAAGTTCACGAAGCCGAAGCCGCCGAACTTCCCAAACTCTCTCCAGTCGCGCTTCTTCGCATAGAGTCCATCGCCATCACGCTCGACTGAAAGTTCATCGGATGGTTCCGGCGATGTGTTTCCTTCGACTGTATACACGCCCCATTCCTCGACCCGTGTCACGATGCCGATGTGAGCGATGCGTGCGAGCGCTGGAAAGTAGAACAGCGCGAGATCTCCACGCCGTGGACGCTTCGTGGTCGTACCGTCTCGAATGTGCTGGACTGGAAGCCATAGGCCATTATTCTTGAACCATCTCGACCAGTCAGGACAATATGCAGAACGAGGAAAAGTCTCGTCGTATGTGATGCCAAGCTGTGTCGCTGCTTGCTTGTGGCGGAAGCGGACGTGTGCCGCGCACCACGGAGAGCCGGCAGGTACAGGCGGTTTGCAGGATGCTTGATATGCTTCGACTGCTTTTCCGCGATTCTCTCCGACTTCTTGGACGCCTATGTTTGCGATGGCCAGTTCAGTCGATAACAGTGCTATTCGGCGCTCATCCATGATGTATACTCCTAACGTCCAACCGGGTTCTAAACCTAATCCTCACGCCTCCAGCGACCCCTTCCTGGAGGCGTTTCCTTTTGAGCAACTTGTAAGAAATCCTTACATGTTGGAATCAGGAGAATGTTTCAGCGTCGTCGCTCGATGACACAATGGTGATGCCATTCGCGGTGTGCGTGTAAATCAGATACACGACTCCGAGGCGCCAGTAGCACGCGATCTCGTCATCCGACACATTACCCGTCACGACATTCGACGCAGCTGTAATCACGTTACCCATCGGGTCACGCTTGACGCGCTGGATGTTTGACGAGCTGGTGCGGAAGAAGATGTATTCCATTCCATTCGGGGAAACACAGACTGTTCCGTGTGCCCCGGTACCGATTGTTGTTGCCACGCTGACTGTGTTCCCTTCGTCGTCGGTTGTGTACCGCTTCACTTCACCGCTGGTCGTGTCCACGATGATGATGAGACTCATCGAACCACTGTGCTTCTGATACGCCAGGCTGAGACATTCCGCGTTCGTGATCGGTGTCGTGACTTCGTCCCAGTTCGTGCCGTTGTGTGCTCGGGAGTGATACAGCTTCACACCGCCAGATGCAGTGATGACACCATATGTTGCCTGCTGTGCTGGTGAGCAGTCCGCAGCCGTGCAGTTTCCCGCGAGAGTTTCTTCACGGAATACAGCTCGCTGACGCTTCGCGGAGTACATCGGATTGACACCGACACTTGATGCTCCGATGACGATGGAATGATTCGCTTTGCCGAGTCCGAATGGTAAGCCTGTCTGATAGTTTCCAAGCGCATCGAATGTCGAGTCTGTTCCCCTGGATGAACTGTCGCTCGAGAGCTGAAGCGTTACGGTTCCGGACGTTGCCGGGTCTCCGTTTGTCTTAAGGACGATGCCATGCGCTGGACCACGAAGGATGGCGCCGAATGGAAGGTACAGCGCGGAGTCTGTTCCGCCATTGACATCGAACGGGTCGTACAGATCAGGGATAAAGTCGCCATTGATAGAGTCGAACAGCGTCTGAGCCGTGACGGTTCCTGTTCCGATCTCGAAGCCATAGGCGAAGTCAGTTCCGGATGTCGCGTTGGCTGTTGCGAGGATTCCACCGCCATACAGCCACGTAGATATTCCTGTGCCACCATTGAGGAAACAGTCACGCAATGGCGGTTGTGAGACGCTACAGGTACCACTGCCCGGGTACGCAACACTGTTTGTGGCAGTCCAGCCAGGATGTCGAACAATGCTGTCATCGGATGCATTGACCTGTCCAGCGAGGTCGCTGATCGAGAGCGGCGTGACACTGTATGTCGTGACGCCAGTCGCACCGCCGACAGTCTTCTGCCACCAGTAGTCACTCTCCTCTTCATCGCGTCCATCGTTCTTCTGTTGCCAGAAGCGGCGAGAATAATAGTACGTTGTCGTGCCTGCTTCGGCGACGATGGCCGGGGTGATGCGTTCGTGCTCGTATCCAAGACCAGATGGAACATAGTGACTGTTCGTGAAGCCGTTCGTCGTGTCCTGCTTCAGCGTCGTTGTGCCGAGGTCGATTGCCCCTGTGGCGATGCGGAGGCGCTGGCATGCCGTAACACCCCAATAAGCCGAATCGACGCTCTCTGAGCCAGCGTAGGAACTACTGGCGGTATTCTTGCGCGGATAAGGATTGTCCTTGCCATCAGTAAGTGGAAGCGCAGACACAGACCATGCATCCGGACTGCACAGGTCGATGGTAACTGTCTGATACGAGGTCGTCGCAGCTGTGATGTTCCATGTCTTTGTATTGCCATGGTAGTCAGTTATGACGAAGGTCCCAGCGACATTCGTCCCGCTTTGCGCCTTGATCTGGATGTCAAGGTAGCGATATCCCGACATGCCTTCCCAGGGAGCGAACAGTCGGTCGTTACCTGTTCCTGCGATGCTTCGTGTCGTGTTGTATGCCAAAGACCAGCCATTGAAGCGGAATCCTCGGAACATGCACCGTGTCTCGCTTGATGCCTCACCGACAGCTGTAAGTGATGCCGATGTGATGGCGCATGAGATGCTGGCCGGAACGTCATCGAGCGCGGTTGTCAGAGTGTTGGAACCGTAGTCTGGATCTGTCAGGACTGTCGTCGTCGAGTAGTCCACGAACGTATCGGACCCTGACATCGAGCCTGTTCCGCTGATTGTCCTGGACGAACCATCGAAGCCTGTCACGACTACACTGAGCGAGTCTGGATACGATGTCGACCATGCTCGAGTGCGACCAATGACAGACACATTCCTGTCAAGGCACGATGATGTGCTGATGGTTGCGCTCGCTGTCGAGACGATGCCGAATGCGTCAGTCGTTCCAAGTACAGACAGACTCCATTCTGTCGCGCTTTGTGCGTGGAAGGTGTGAGCGTGTGCAATGTCATGCACAGCGACCGTGTTGACCTTCACCAGAGAAATAGCGAAGTCGTGTCGGACGTCACCGCTTGAGAATCCATTCGCTGTCAGGATGGCCGTGTAATCTGCTGTACGCCTCGATGTCGCAGCTGCGGACACGCTGATGCTTCCACCATTGGCAGTGATACTGCACGCTGCCGTGGCGCCTGATGTTGTCATCTCATACCAGCGATAGGTAGTGTTCGGAGGGAATACCGTCGGCGCGACGCTTGAACTGTACGCGGTTTCAGTCACCGCCCACAGTTTGTCGGTCGATACCGATGCGCTGAATGTTCCAGCACACGTCACTGACACATCTTTGTAGTTTGTGGCGCCTGTCTCGGTTCCTGATGCCAGGACCACATAACCACTATTCGTCGAGCCGTGGCCGTTGTTCACGCTGAGGTTAGCTCGAAGTTCCCATGTCCACGTTGCACCAGGTGATGGCGCATTCACTGTCGAGACAATCGCCAGTGAGCCAAGAAATCCTAGATGTCCACCGAATGTGAAGTTCGTGAAGTGCGTATCGTAGTCAGGCTCGAGAGGCTGTAGCGCGAATGGATTCCAGATGCGCTCGGTGACGTTCTGCGTGTGGGACATCGTAAGCGTCGATGTACGTGTGCCATCGATGTAGGCCATTATTCAGGTCCACCGCTGAGATACACGCCACGATAGACAGCCTTCCGGAACTGGACCGCTCCATTCTCGACCACGAACTCGATGGTCGGAATCGCGATGATTCGATAGACACCCTTTACTGTCGTTCCGTCTGGTTGCATGATTGTCACAACGTCACGGACCCACAAGGGTCGGTTGTTCGATGATAAGACCAGGAAGTCGCTCTCCCACTCGATGAGGATGCGACCAGTCATCAGTCTGTCACGAAGTGCGACGGTTGCCTGATAGGCCACACTGGTGTTCGTGATGCTCGGATCAGACAGAATGTATGGCACAGGTCGACCGCGCCAGTTATACGGTCGGTCTGCTGGTAGCGTGTCTGCTGTCTGGCTCGCCGCATCCGCGTCGTAGGAATAGAGAAGGTCGCCATTCCTTGGGTCCTGCCCGATGACCGTTACTTGGTTACATTCAGGACTCTCATAATGCGCCGTCATGCGACGCACGACACGCTTTGCCTGCAATGCTCCAGACACGCCAGCGGCAGCTGCTGCGGCAACGCTTTGATACAAAGTCATCACACTGGTCGTGCTTAGGTCAATCGGATTCGCCCACTGGAACTTGTACCCAGACGTAGTCGGACTCCAGCCGGTGATGAAGTTCGCGCAGTAGTCGGTCTTGAGCTTCTGTAGCATCGAGGCGATGGTGTCGCCACGCTGTGGAACGAATGAACTGTAACCACGAGCGATGTCTGGACTCCGCGAGATCTCTGTTCCTGTCGCGTCGTTGTATTCGAGGTAAGTGGCCGGAGGATATCCAGCCAGTGTCATCATGTCACCGATGGCATCTTCTCCGGTATATCCATCGTAGAGGATTCCATCCTGGAAGTAATACAGTTCAAAATCGCGTGAGCGGTCCTGTCCTTCGTACTGTAGTTTAGAGAAGTTCAGCGACAGGTCAGCTTGCTCATACTGAATCTGCGGAGGAGCGAGCGTTCCTCGAAAGATGTCGATGTATGTCGGTGTAGGCGTCGCGCTGTTCGAGAGTGCCACACGAATCGGTCGGTCACTGGTGATTTGTGGCTGTTGAACACCAGCAGACTCGAGTGCTCCTCGCCTGGCTGTCATGCGAAGCGTTGTCCGCGAAGTCTCATCGACAGATAGCGTCAGGTCATCGATGTACTGCGTGATGTCCACTGGTTCATCTGCTGTCGCTGTCGCAGCAGGCGTGTATGTGGCCATGGCTGCCGCCACACCAGATGTTCGCGTATATGGCGATGGAGTGGTCACCGTAAGTTTCAAGCGCACTGTGTCGATGATTCCATCCGGCGTGTACGGAGAGTTTCCAGCGTCGACGAGCGTCACTGTTTCGGTGATGCTTCCTGTCGATGTTCCAACCACGTCAGACCATACAGTGCCTACGAAAGTCGCACCTGTCGGAGGAGCGTATCGGAGTTTGATTGGCTTCGAGTAGAAGGCGCCTATTTCCTCAAATGCAATCGGTGCAATCTGGACGGTTGGTCGACCATACGGAACACGCCATGCGAAACTCCCGGATGGCACGATGGTTTGTCCTGGCGTGTCATTCAGATCCTCGAAGAGGTGTGAGAAGTTCGCACCAAATGTCGATGTGACCAGAAGTTCGCGGCGCTTGAACGGAATCAGCATCAGCGCGATGTTTCGCTGTCCTACAGCACTCGCGCTTGTGACGCTTCGTCCTGGCGTTTTGTTCGTGTCTGATTGGTCATAGACACCTTTCTGGATACCGTTCTTGTAGACGATACAGGAACCATTCGCACGGAAAACCAGCTCGACTGTGTTCGCTCCACCGTATCCCCATTGAACGCGAAGGATAGGCAATGGCGAAGCATCGACCCAGTTTGGAACGTAGGCAGAAATGTACCATCCTTGATTGACGCCATACGATGCAGTGGTGCGGACCCATTCCGTGTTTGCTGTTCCAAGCGTCGTCGCAGTGAGGTAATAATCTCCGGAGGCGTTGACCTCCATTTGCTTCCATACACTGCCTGTAGTGAGCGTGTAGGCGCTTCGTGGCACACGCGCATAGAGTCCACTGTAGTTGCTTGACCATGCTTCAGTGACAGGTAGAGGCGCAGGCATGACCGTGTTCGTCACAGAGTCATACCATCCAGTCGAGAGCTGTCGGTCCCAGCAGGTTCCATCAGCACCGACGCAGACACGTCCAAGGTCAGGACGTGGCTCAGGACAGTCGACTTCGACCAATAACGGCCAGTTTGTCGCCATTAGATTCTCCTCATCTCAGTGACCAGATTCTGCCGTCCAGCCTGAATCATCATCTTCCGCATCGAACGCTCGAGGTCAGTGGATGCTGGAATGAGTGTCTGTGGAATAATGCCAACACCACCGACGTTCGTCGGGTTGTTTCCAGCCGTTGCAATCTCCGAAGCCGTGACACCGATGGCGCCCAGGCGTCCGCCTCCGAATGTCTGTTTTCGTAGGTCAAGCAAATCTCGAGTACTGCCAGTGTTTTTCGCGATCTCGAACAGGTGTCCTTCCATCGACTTCGCCATGTCGACGAATGCCGCTTGCATTCTGGCGGCGTATTCAGCAATGGCGACCATCGTTCCAATCAATCCACCGCCGCCCTTGCCTTCGGTGGATTTGCCAGCCTTCGCAGCTGTGTCTGCTGCATTACCGATGCCAGACATTTGTGGCAATGGTGCGAGTGGAGCACCAGCCGTGTTGCCGGTCGCTTGTACCTGTGGAACACCTGGTGTTTTGAACATCTTGTCCATGATGGCAAACGCGCCAATTGTCAGGCCAGTCGCCGCTATGATTCCGGCAATCGATGCCGCCGCCGCTGCCGGGTTTGCAGCTGCCTTCGCGACCACTTCAGCAATAGTTAAAGCACGAAGTGCTGTCACGGTTGCGTATATCGCTTTGACAAACATTCCGAACTTCACAGACACATCGACAATAAAGGCGGCGAGACCGATAGCGATCAATGCTTTGAACATGGCGTTCGCCGCTGTTCCTGCTTTGGTCATTTCTTGAATCAGCTTCGTCGTGCCTTCGAGCGCCGATGTAACAGCAGGACCGAATGCGACAAGCATCGATGCCATCACGTTTCCGACTGCTACCTGTAGCTGGTTGTATGTGTCCGCTACGTTGTCGACAGCCGTTTGAAGACCGGCAGATGCTTTTGGCATGGCATTGAACGCATCGGCGATTCGCTTGGCTGCATCTGCACCGCTGATGCCCATCGCTCGAATCTTTTCAGCGTTCTGTGTTCCGAATGCCGCCTCCATCGCTTTTCCGAACGATGGCAGTGCTTCGCGAAGTTGGTTCAGTTCTTCCTGGTTGACCTGCGTTCCATTCGCGAGCTGGCTCATTGCAGTGATGACACGCTCGACTGTATCGGCAGATGCACCGACAGAAGCCACAGCATTCGCCACACCTGCAAGTGCCTTCTCAGCTGTGTTCGCGTCAAACTTCGCGGATCTCAGACGGATGAATCCCTTGACTGTCTGCTCGAGGTTGATGCCTGGAAGGAGTGCAATCTTCCGCAGTCGGTCCATCTCAGCCGTCAGTTCGGATGTGGAACCGACAGTCGTGGCGAGAGCACGCTGGAGTGAGTCGTAGTTAACAGCTGCATCGAGTGCTGACTTTGCGAAGCCAGCAATGGCGGCTCCAGCCAGAAGACCTTGAAACTGCTTGCCGAGAGCGTCAGATGATTGTTTCGTCTGCTCGAATGTATCGGCGGTTTGTTTCGCTTCAGACTTGATGTTCCGAAGTGCCTGAACGGCATCTCCTGCACCTGTAACCTTGAAAACAATATCGAAGATGCCGAGCGCCATTAGAATGTCCTTTTCGCCAGCACCGACATCACGGCCTTGACGATCTCAACGATTTGATTCTCCCAGACTTCGCCAGCCCACGCGACTTCGGCGAACTCGTCCAGGCTCAAGTCGGTCTCGCTGGGATGGCGCTTCAGATGCCTCACTGAACAATAGAGTATCTTCTGCGCCACCCCGCCTAGTCGTTTGGGACTTCGTCCACCGCTGCTTCGATGTCAATCGGGAATGCTTTGGCAAACTCTCCGACCACGTAGAGGTAAATGTCCGAGCGGTCTCGAGCGAGCTGTGCAAACCGACGCGAGGGATTGATTTCACCGTCTCCAGGCTGAATGACATAACAGCGTGCCATGATCATCAGAATCTGGAGCATCTGGTCCGGAAACTCAGGGAATCCGATCTTCAGCGCCTTCTGGACTTCAGGTCGAGGAAACAGGTCGGCTGCCTTCGGTTCACGGAATGTGAAACTGCCAGGTGCACCGATGAAACGCTCGATGTCGACTACGTGATTCGGTCGACCTTCAGTTTTAGGAATGGCGTCGAAGATTGAACTCATTATGATCCTGACAGACCAGTGATTCCGCTCACACCGAGTTTGATGGTCGCGGTCTCGGTCTGTGTCTCCTCTGGCGTTAGACTTAGTCCTGCCTCAGTTACCATGCCGAAGAACTTCAATACGTTTCCGGCAACCGATGCAGCACCATCTAAGTCTACATCAATCTCACAACCGAATCCGACTTTGGTCTGGAACAGTGGTCCAGTGGTGTTGTCGATGTACAGTTCGAGATTGACCGTGCCGGTCTGTGTTGTTGGAAGCGATGCCTCGTAGACAGCACAAAGCGCAGTCGCATTGACCATGTTCTGGCTGACAGTGGAACTGAACGACTTCGCCAGACAGACGATGCTGGTGGCGCTGGTCGAAGGAAGTGCAGTCGTGTCACCCGTGAGTGCAGCTGCGGTGAAAGTGATTGTGAGTGTGACGTCTTTTGCGAGAAGTGGACGAGCCATTGATAGTTACCTCTATGGAGTTATTGTGGCGATGTATAGCTGAACAATGCCATTGTCGACGCGACCATCCTGGCTCACGTCTACCGATGAGCTTACGCTCGACCGATTCAAGAAAAATGGAGGCGTTGTGGAATCGACTGTCTGCTTGTTCAGAAGCGTGTCGATGCGGTCCACAATCGCTTTGATGCGTGCCATGGACACAGCGCCGGACTGTGTGTCCCAGCACCAGACTTGATGACTTGACGTGGTCACGATGCGACCGCCACACATGGACTTCTCGTCTGTCTGACCAGCATCAGTGTGACGCACCACGATGTATGGCACCTGTGGCTGTCGCAGGGATACCGGGTCCTTCTCAGGAGCCATGTACAGATAGATTCCCTGCTGATAGTTTGGAGCGCGATTGTCGACAGCCAGGAGACCCTGAAGCGTCGAATCACCGCTGAGCGTGTCATAGATCCATTCATCCACGACGAGACTCTCAACCATTGAAGTATCTCCTCACCACGCTGGTGAAACTCGCCCATGCCTTCTCGGACGCAGGAATGGCGAATGGTCGGTTCATCGCAAACTCTAGGATGCGACCATAAGGCGCCGCGATGCTGACCACGTATTCGTAATCAGTCACGCGGTTCACAGTAATGGACGAACGCAATTGTCCTGTCAGGACGGCTGGTGCTTGTCCTGGCGCGGATGCTTGATGCGTTCTGTTCTTGCCAATCTTATAGATGCGACCAGACTTCTGACCTGTCATCGATGCAATCATGCCACGGAATGCCTTCGATGCCGCCTCCTGAAGCCAGACAGCCAGGACACGGAACCGATGCTCAGCATCGTCGAAGCCACGCAGGTCGACATTGACCGTCACGGAGCGAGGACCTCGATGAGCAATGGACCGAAGCGTCGCACCGTGGTCGACACAGTGAGCGTCAATGTCAAACGAACGACAGCTGCTGTCGGGTATGCGTTCGGATTCAGCACCGTCACGATTCCCTGTGTTGCCATCGATTTCGTGAGCGTCACTGAGCCACTGACGAAGGAATATGCCACACCGGTCGCAGCGTTCGTGTATGTGGCGCTCAGCGTGCCTGTAGTGATGTCAATGGGCGAGCCATTGTCATCGACCAGACGCACGACGTACGTGTGCCAGTCTCCGACCCATGCAGCCATCTGCATCACCTGTTCCGGATCTTCGGTCAGGTTGACTATGTTTACACTCATACTGGCCTCACGTATAGTTTCAGCGGTCCGAAAACTTGTGTGTCGCTTGCGCCTGTTGTCCTAGTCACAGTCACAGTGTACGTGCCAGATGTGTTCGTCACCGTAGTCGTAAGACCGAATGTCAAGCGTCCATTGTCCGCATACGTTGCTGTGCCGGCATATGTTGCCACAAGTGTTCCACCTGCGTTGTATACCTTCGCGCTGACCGTCGCACCAGTGATGTCGATGCCAGTCCCGTTCGCGTCCGTTACCTGGACATCGATGGACGTCGCTGTGCCGACATTGACATCGAGCGGCTGGTCTGCTCCAAGACCATCAGCCAGGAGTTGATATGGTCCGATGTGTACGCTAGTTGCAGCTGACACTGGCGTCAGAAGCTCAGCGGAGATGTAGTCAGTACCGTTGTGAAGGAGCGCACCTTCAAGCTCGTCAGCCGCCGCTGTGCTTGTCGAGATCCTGACGATGTCTGAGTCAATGTATCCAGTGCCATCGTGATTCAGTGCACCCTTTAGCGCTGTAGCAGCCGCGATGTCGTTTGCGATTGCATGAACATCAGCATCGACTCGGTTCACATTGTTTGCAGTGCTGAGCGTGACATTCCCTTGTTTGTTCTGCTGATCTGCACGAAGCACATTTAGACCGAATGTTCCATTCGCTGTATACGAAGCAGTCGCGGCATCCCAGACAGCCGAGGCAGTTTGTGCAGATGTCAAGCCACCAGATGACAGTTTGATTGTCATCACTGCACCGTTAGTACCAGATGCACCACGCACCACAACAGTGACATCGTCAGCACCAGCAGCCAGTGCCGCATCAGGCAGGTCTAAGCGATACACGCCGGGCATTTCGACTGCGTCCACCTCCGCAAAGCCGCCTGATGTCCACGCCTGGGCGATTGTACGGGCTACTAACGGGATGCTGACAGAGGCTGTGCGTGTGCGGTTGTAGCGGGCTGAGAGACCAGCGGTGGAGGCTGTGAGGCCTGTAGCACCAAGATAAAGTTCGATTGATTGTGAGGTACTACCGGGAGCAATTGTGATGGTGCTGGCGTTGCGCTCTGCCGGTATATACGGGCCTACAGTGTTGATCGGGCTATAGGTTATAGCACCAGCATCTGGAGTGGCGTTAGTCCAAGTGACACCGTAAAGGTCGGCAGCAGGTGCGCCAGATGATGCGCCAAATCCAGCATTAGGTGATGTAGCCATACGCCCTAAAAACGGTTGTGGTGACAATCCTACTAGGTAGGCTCCACCATAGTCTAATCCAAGTGCGCCCGTTGTTGTTGTATTAGCCCCAGCAGATGGCCCATTTCGTAAAGTGCCAGTGTACAAAATTCGGTTGTAGTCTTCAACGATTCCACCACCGGGGACAGAATCTAGAGCAGCATTAGCCCCACGACCAGCAATGATGCAGTTTCGCACCGTAACACAACCAGTTGATGTTGGTCTAGCATAGATTCCAAAGTTAAAATATCCTGCAAATGTGCAGTTATAGATGTTTACATTACAACCAGTAGTCGCTGACAAAAGCGCAAATCCATTAGCAAACATAGTCATCACGACATTATCAAAAAATGAAAATTGAGCGTTGTTAGTCAAAGCTATGTTGTTGCCACCAGCAGTTCCACTGGCGGATTGAACAAGACAATGTTGAATACAGTTTGAAATTGTTGCGTTGCCATTTAGAGTTAGGTCTAGCCACACATTTTGTCCGGGTGGCATAACCACAAGTTGACATTGTGTAATTATTAAATTGTTACTTGAACCACTAAAGGTTATGGTTCCTTCTACGCACAACTTTTTGATTGTTGTATATGTCTTACTTACTCCTGTAATAGCACTCGTTGATGAAAATGCACCCGTATCTGATGCCATATTGGTAAGGCGAACAATACCGGGAGTGACACCAGTGAACTGCTGACAGGTCGGGTCACCTTCAATCACGAGAGTGTTTGTAGATGTTGGTGTGATATTGATTGTCACAGTCTCACGATAGATTCCGGGAGCAATGTAGATTGTATTTACACCAGTGCCAAGGGTAGCATTAGTCAAAGCGTATTGCAGTGTTTGCCACGCCTGATTAGTAGCTGGGCCTGTTCCTGCATTAGCATTTGAACCATCAGGACGTACATAATAATTAGGCATTACTCAGCCACTCCGGTAGTTATTTCAACAGCCATGTAATATGAAAACTGGCTCACGAACTGACGTTGAAAATCTTGGTCTTGACGCACCCACCATTGATTGAGCGATGTTCCAACAACAGACCCGTCAGGCTGTGTTTGATTGAATGAGCCAATCTTGACATTATCGTTGTCGTAGATGTCACCAGAGATAACCCAATCAAGACCATCGGCAGTTTGTACCGCTGAGAAATCTCGGAAGTTTATTCCGTTCATTTGCCCACCTTCAAACTGTTAGCCTGTACACCCTTGAAAGGCATCGTCAAGAAGCCGAGCGCAGCACTCATCGCAGCAGAGACACCAGCGGCTACTGCCTTTGACCCGTACAGTGCCATGACTGCTCCAAGCTCTGCGAGCGTGTCTGCTTCGGATGTGCGGATGCCGTCACCGAAGACAGTGCTGAAGGACGCGGCAAATGCGACCAGGACAACGACCAGCAATCGCGGAATGGATATTGAACTCATCTTTGCAAACTCCCCTCGATCATCGCGACGCGACTCTCGAGCTTGCCGAGGCGCTCTTCGATGCGTCGCACTTCCTGTGCCTGTCCCGATAATGTGGCATTCACGTTTTCGAGCTTCACTGTGAGCACATTGATACTTACCTGTAGTTTCGTATAGGTACCGATGACGGCTCCTAATACCAGGACAAGCTGTCCAATTAACGCTACAACGACCTCGACTGTCATGCCATCACTCCACTGTACATCTTCACTCTAATATGGTGGCACAGTCGGACATCTCGCATCACGCAGTGGGTTAACCGTTTGAGCGTGAGCGAAGAGCGATGGTCTGGCTCACCTGATTCGTGTGGCCCCAATCGCTTCCTATCACTTCGTAGTATGGCGCGAGGTTCTGTGGATTTCCGCTGGTATAGATTCGGTCGTCGGCCTTGACTTCGACATCAGGTGAACATGTGAGCGTCCATGTGCCAGCCTGTTCAATCATGCCGCCGACAATACCCTCAGAATCGCCTGTATTGGCGATTGTTGCGCGAATCTCAGCGACCTGTATCCAGTGCTGGCTGATGCCTCCGATACCGTCAGGCTGGTTCACATTGCGCCAGATCTGCACACGGTCACCGTATGCATATGCCTGGATGGCGTTCTTGAGCGCCGAAGCGTAGGCAGGCGGAATCATACGAACACCATCGGGCTGTATCGCTTAGCCTGGTCGAGACACTGATCACGGAGTGCGGACATCTTCGCGTCGACCTGACCATCCTTCACATCGATGAGATGCGTGATGCTGGATGCTTTGCGAATCCATCCCTGTCGTGCAGCTGCACGGATGTCATATCGTTCTGTATTAGCAGTACCGATGTCCTGCCATAATAGGTCGCCGCTTCCGTCGTTAACTGTATATCCGAGCGTTTGTGTCCATTGCGGAAACTGTGGCTCAGTTGAATCTGATGTCCCAGCAATAACACACTGGTACAGTCGACCATTCGCCACGGTTGGAATCACGATGTCGCCAACGACATAGGCTGTGGAAGCAGTCCAGACCGACCAGCGTGCGTGGTCATCGACGAGCTGCTGAAGTGCAGTCGAATCGAGCTGTGGATATTGGTCGCTTGCGACCATCCATGCGAGGCGTTCAAGTGCTTGAGTCCGTGTGAGTGGCATGAGCAATTCCTAGTAAAACAAAAAGGGAACGGGAATGGTATCCCGCTCCCCTTGACTGCGATAGTCAGACAGCCTACGAAGCGGCAGCCTGGAGAACGATGAGCGAACCAGCGACCTGATCGGCGACGGTTGCTGTGACGTTTCCGACGTCGAAAGCGTTGAAAGCGTAGCGCTCCGTCGCTTTGAACGTAAGAGCATCCTCGACAAACTTCACCTGGTCGGAAACTTCGACCGTGACGCCACGGCGATCGCCGAACGCGACACCCTTGGAGAGGTCTCCGAGGACTGCGAGCGTCTTAGATACGCCGGTTGCACTTGGCATGTTCTGAACGAAACTGATCGGGATGCCGAACAATGTCGGTTCTGGACCATAGGCGTTCTGGATGTCCAGGATGCTGTTTCCACCGAGTGCAATCAGCTTGTCAGCACAGCCGTTGTAGAAAACGGATTTGTGCATGTACCAGCGTGGAGCGGTTGCATACTGTGGCAACTTCGCGACCATGCTCTGCCAGTTCGCGAGTGTGAAGCTGGAGAGGTTGGTCTGTGAACCAGATGGTCCAACAACCATGGATGCAATGCTCGAGAAGGTTCCGGAGAGAGCCTTGATTCGTGGCATGATTCCAGTGATGGAGCCATATGTCGAAGTGCCGTCACCCTGGAATGCAGCTGCATCTTCAGCGAGTGCCAGACCGTAAGCGAAGTCCTGTGCAAGTGTTGCACCGAAGTCGATGACAGTATCCTCGTTGAGTTCCTTGGACACGATGGTCAGGATAGCGAGCTTCTTGGCTGCGAGTGCGACCTGCGTGAATGCGATGTCGGATGCAGTGATTGCAGTGGCTTCACCAGGATAATAGGTCGTGGTCGAAGTCGATGCATTCGGGACATTGAGGACATCGGATGTCATCGGGTAGATGCGGCTGTAGCGACGTGCTACACCGTACTCGTTACGGAGCCAGATCAGGCTGGACGAAACGATTTCAGGAACAGTGTATCCACCTTGTCCGTTGTCGCCTTCGGTCTGTGCCTTGACGCCATGCTCAGCGCACCATCGTGCAGCCTTAGCGTTTCCAAGGACTTCGCCACGGACCCACTGTCCGAATGCGTATGCCTTGAAGTTTGCCTCTTCGCGAGTACCAGGGAATGGGTTACGGGTTACACCGCCGGATTTCCACGGCTCAGCCTTCGGCGCTTCGGACGCGACTGGCGCAGGCACATTGCCGAACTCCTTGAGCATATCGATGCGCTCAGAGAGGGACTTTGCGTTTGCATGGAGGCGATTGGCTTCAGCCATATCTCCACCGTTGATGAGGACTTCCTTCGCAGCAGCGATAGTAGATTGGCGCTGTGCTTCGAGTTGTTCGATTGTCATTGACTTAACTCCAAGATCATGAGCTCACGGAGGAGTGCAGACTTTGCTTCCTCAATGTCGCTCGAGTATTCGACGATGGTTTGTTCCGTCTCGACCGCTTGCTCCCCAAGCTCAGCCCAGATGGCTTTGGCGAATCTTGTCGACTCGCTACGTGAGAGACGCACTGCATCCCGCAGACGTCGCTCCACTTCACGGATGGACGTAGGACGCTCGAGCATAGCCTTGAGGCTTTGCGCTTCAGCGACCGGGTCCTTCACTTTGCTGTTTAGTTCCTTGGCACGGCTGGCGAATGCGTCGATGATTGCATCCACATGTCCGCTGCCGAGTCCACTATCATAAGCAGTTGTAACACCTGCACACAGACGCTCGTAGAGCGCCTCGAGTCCTTCATGGACCATCTCCTTGTCGAGATCGCCATAGACGTTCTCAACAAATGTCGACACGTCTTCTCCTGGCGCGACAGGGATAATCATCTCTTCTTCTTCCATGCCTTCTCCATCCATCTCGCCATACATGTCCTTCAGCGACTTGACCATGTTCATCGGTTCCGCTGGTGTCGGTGTGAGCGATGCCTCACCGATTGGCCATCGTGTGATTTCGTAGCGTCCATCAGCAGACTTCTTGCGCTCGACCATGTGACCTGTGGCGCCGGAGGAATATCCAAGTTTGCCAGACTTCGCGAGGTCGGCAATCATCTTCTGATATTCGTCAGCCATTTCGATTTGAGCTTCGTACCAAAGACCTTTGTCGTCCATGGTGATGTAGCCGGTACCGATGCGCGACTTCCCGATTGTTCGGTCCTGTCCATGATGATAGTAGAGGTTCATCGGCACGCGATCACCTGACTTCATCGGTCGACCGAAGTCGGTCTGTGGAGTGAAAAAGTCGCCCTCGAGGTCCTGTCCGCCGAAGCGTACCAGGTAACCACGCACACGACCGGAATCGTCCGCTTTGATTGCACTCCCGAAGTTCACCAGTGTCTGCATTTATAAATCCCTCAGTGGAACAACCACAGCCTGTGGACCCCACAGATCATTCGGTACGACCTTACCAAAGTCCGACAGTGATGTTCCTGTTTCCCACATCCTATACCGCGCAGGTCCGAGCACCTGTCGACGTTGTGCTTCTGTCAACATCATAAACTGCTCATCGCGTGTCGGAAGTTCCGGAACTTCGTCGAACGCATCCGGGTCAAGCCCAGCGAGTTCGGCATAAGTCGGAGTGATTGGGACCACCGTACACCTACAGTTTGGATGCGAAGGAACGACGTTCGCAACAGGGTTCGGTTGTCCATGCAATGCCCAGCATACGGGACACACGTTCACATCACCAGCAGACACGCGAGACCAGCCACGAACGATAGACAGATTCGCCTCGAATGTCTGTCGCTGTGCTTCACGGTTGGCTCGAATCATCTCTGTTCGTGCAATGGTCGCAGCTCGCGATGGTGCCAGCGTTTCATACGTCCTCGCCATGCGTCGAGCGACCTGTAGAGGATTCATTCCCTGAGCCACGCCTATCGTGACATGGTCGCGTGCAAATGGTCCGATGGCTTCGTAGAGTGCGGCGAGCGGTGAACCATCAGCGGCGAATCCGACCACGTTCGTGATGGCTTCGACGGGTAGTCGGTTCCAGTTGAGATCGATGGTCATGCTCACCGAATCAGGGATACCAGCGACAGCGCGGACGAGGTCCTCCTGCATGTCGAGAGACAGCTGAATCGCGTTTCGCTGTCCGTTGCTGGCGATGTCGGTTGCTCGCGGTGCAAACTCGGAGACCTGTCTCGCCATCTGCTCGTTCAGTGCCTGAAGGCGTACCTGGTAATCATTCAGCGCCGTTATATCTTCGCCTGCTGCCTGTGCTTCCTCGATGGCCTGTGTCAAATCCTCGAGGCGCTGGAGGTTGTCTGCTTGCAGGACACTGTACGCCCTTCGCATCTCAGCGAGCGCGGAATCTTCGCGAGCACGGAGCCGGTTCCGGTATCGCTCATTGACTTGATAGATGTCAGGCATCGGCTTCTGTTAGCTCGTAACCATAGTACGGGTGGTATGACTTCCCGTTCTCCTTCGGCGCCATGCGCTTCAGAATCTCTTTGCGTGCAGCTGTCGCCCAGCGATATCCAGCATCGCCACCCCATGCCGCCCATGCGACACGCCCGGCGCT